CAGAATCGCCGATGCTCAAGTCTATAGACGAGCTCGCGCAGAAGGTCTTGTCAGAGGGTCCTGACTGGGCGATGTCCCAGCTGATGAATCTAAAGCCGTCGGTCGAGGGGATCATCTACAAAGAGTTCGACGAGCGCATGCACGTCAAGACCTGGAACCAGATGTGGTTGTCGCTGACCGGAAAAGAGTTTCCTGGCGAGTGCAACCACGATATATTCGTCAAGAAATGCTTCAGTGACGACACTGAGGTTTTGACGAACAACGGCTTTAAGCTTTTTAAAGATCTTACTGAGTATGACACTCTAGCCACCCTAGACAACGGTGGTGTGTTAAACTACCAGAAACCGATAGAGCACATCTCGTATCACTATAAGGGAAAGATGGTAAACCTTTACAATGAGATAGGCGGAGGCAAGCACCATCTCGACCTTCTGGTTACTCCCAACCACGATGTCGAGTACCTTCACGGTAGAAACTTCAGAAAGAAGCAAGAGATAAAGCTTTTGAAGCAGCGAGCAGACTCTCTTGACGAGCTGAACGATTTTTACATACCGGCTACCTGGCTTTCCGGCTCTACAGCAAACAACATGGACATAAAATCTCCTATAAGCTTCATGACCGGCGATCAGTTTATGGCCTTCATGGGGCTTTGGCTGAGCGAAGGCTCTATGAGTTCGACAAGAGCAAACGACGAGTGGGGGCACAACAAGGTAGAGGTTTCTCAGTCTAAGAGCAGAGACGCCTCTGACAAGGTTGAGCGGCTTATGGCATCGATAGCTTGGCCCAACAAGCTTCACAGAGAGTCTGATGCTCGGGATCAGGTTGACTATACGACAAACTGGTCCGTATACAACAAAGAACTATATAATTACTTAAAGCCTTTAAAGTTTGCCGTCAACAAGTTGATATCTAGGAACATACTTGAACAAGCTTCCCGCAGGCAGCTATCGATCCTTTTGGAGTGGCTATGCTTCGGGGACGGCTCGTACATGTTCGACGGATCAAGGCAACAGCCTTATTATTCAACAGGCTCTGAGCAGCTTGCCAACGATGTTCAAGAGCTATGCTTTAGATTGGGATATAAGAGTTCTCTTTCAATGCAGGGTAATCAAGGCAAAACGCACAAGAACACAGGGACTGAGTACCTAAGACGTTTTAGAGTTAATTTTCACTTTAAGACAAACAACAAGCCAGCAGATCGTTCGTACTACATCAACAACGGAACCAACAAGAGCGAATATTCTAATAAAACACAAGGAAACATAGGTGAAGTAGACTACGATGGAATGGTCTATTGTGTAACGATGCCCTCGTCTAGGTTATTTGTTCGCCGCAACGGAGTAATATCGCTGAGCGGCAACTGTCACAACATGGGTCTTCCAGCGTACGCCGGCATCGACTGGGGATGGTCAAACCCGCACACGCTCGTGGTATTTTTCGTGGACGCAAAAGAGAACATATACGTCGTAAGATGCGACGGCATGACGTATATATCAAGGCCCACGTGGATGCACCACATCAAGAACAAGTGGCATCAGCCATACCGTATCCAACTCTACTTTCCTGACCAAGCGGATCCTGGTGACGCAGTAGAGATGAGGAAGCTTGGCCTTCCGACTTCGACAAACACAGACAAGGGCAACATCAACACCGGCATACAGATCATAAAGAAGTGGCTTAAGATTCCAGGCACTGCCGAGTCTAAGCTTTTCATTGCTCAGGAGACATGTCAGGCTCTGATAAGGGAGTTCCAGCTCTACCACTACAAAACCGATGCCGCTGGCCAGATATCAGACACTCCAGACAGCGAGCACGATCACTGGCTGGATGCTTTACGATACCCGCTGACGAACCTTTTCGGCAAGAACCAGATCGTGCTTTCATCTGCCGGTTTGGACGTCGATATGGCAAAACTGGTTGATAACAATGGAAATTTCTTCAAGGCGCCCACTCCAGAAGAGTACGCGAAACTCAACAACCTGCCGTTTAATCCAGAGGTTAATGCCGATAAGCTTGGTAAAATAGGAAGGCTGTCTGAGATCGATGACGAGGAAGACGATAAGTCTGTAGACGGTGGATTTCTTTGGACGTTTTGATAAGTATAATAAATAAAAGCGCATATTATTGGAGACTTTATGTCTTGGATTGAAGATATCAAGAAAGCGGTTACCGACTCGATTCGCAAGGACATAGAGGACTTAACAAAAGTCGACGCAGACGACGCGCCAGACAAATCCCAAAGTCAGCCGGGCACCGGCGAGCTCGTAGGCGCCAAGGCCATACTGACCGACCCGTTCTACGACCACGCGGTCCACAACTACTTTCTCTCAAAGAGCAGGGTCTCTCGCATATCTAACAGAACCCTGCGCGAGATATCGATGCGCGACTGGCTCGTGAACACGATCCTTCAGATCCGCTGCGATACGGTCCTGAGGTTCTCTCGCCCCCAGCACAAGCGCTTCGACATGGGATACAAGTTCGTCAAGACAGACCACTCGGCCATGTCTCAGGAAGACATCGACAACATCCGCATGCTGGAAGACTTCGTCTACCACTGCGGTCGCATAGACGGAACGCCTCGCGGCGAGGAGATGCTCTTCGGCGAGTTCGTCAAGCTCATCGTGTGGGACGCGCTCTGCTTCGGCCACATCGCGTGCGAGAAGGTCCTGACCAGGAAAGGCGGCCTTCACAGGTTCCGTCCCCTGCCCGCGGAGACGGTCTACAAGGTAAACCCCAACATCAACCGAGCCACGGTAGAGGGCCAGGCCAAGGTCGCCGTAGACCTGTATCACAAGAAAAGATCCGACAACGACTCGTCTAACCGCGGCCACGTAAACACGCCCGAGATCGAGTACTTCAAGTACGTCCAGCAGTCGGTCGACAACCGAGTCCTCAACGTCTTCGGCGACGAGGACATGATCTTCAAGCTGTTCAATCCCAAGAACTTTGCAGACTCGAACGGTTACGCCATATCCATGGTCGAGCAGTCGGTGATAATGATCACGAACCACCTTAACGTGGAATCATACAATGCGAACTACTTCACCCATGGCTACGCTGCACGAGGAATACTACACCTTAAGGGCACGGTTACTCAGAACACTCTTGCATCTTTCCGTCGTCAGTTCTACAACACTATATCAGGATCCAACAATGCTTGGCGGACGCCTATAGTCGCCGGCCTAGACGACGTGCAGTGGATACCGATGTCTGGTTCGGCCAAGGAGATGGAGTACATCAACTTCAACTCCCACATCATGCGAAGCATATGCGCGCAGTTCCAGATCGACCCCATCGAGGTCGGCCTCGACTACCTTACCACGGCGAACGGTCGCGCGGCCTCTCAGGCCAAAGAGTCAGGCCAGTTCAAGATCACGTACTCTCGCGAGCGTGGTCTGCTGCCGATACTGTTCTTCATCGAGGACCTGATAAACCAAGATGTCGTTCCTGCGCTGGACAAAACGCTGGCAGAGCGCTATAAGTTCAAGTTCGTAGGCTACACGGACGATACACCTCAGACAGATATATCGCTCAGACAAGCGCAGCAGACAGTTTTTGCTTCTATGAACGATCTTCTGAAAAATGAAGACAAAAAACCCCTTAGTCATCCAATTGCAGATCTTCCTCTTAATCAGTCGTTCTGGACTCTTGTAGACAAGATGATGACCAAGGGAGAGCAACGTGAGTTCTTTCTGGGTGATACTGGAGCAACAAATAGAAATGAATTAAAATATCTACCAGGCGATCCTATGTTCCTTCAATTTCAAAATCTGCTTATGACAAAGCAGGCCCATAAAGAAGCAAAAGATCAACAGCAGCAACAGATGGAAATGCAGCAGCAACAGCTTCAGTCTCAGCAAGATGTCGTCGATGGTCAGGCTGAAAGACAAAAACAAGCAGATGCTCAGGCAGCGGTTCGGCAAAGCAAGCAAGAGTCTCCTGTACAGCAGCTTCAGGAATCCGCTAAGCAGTACGGCGCAACTCGAGCTGGAAGCGTAGAAGGCCAGGTCATGCGCAACCCGATAAACGCCGCCGCAGAAGCCGAAAAAGAGTGACATCTCAAACATATAGATCCCATGTGTATAATATGATGCATGGAGGTCTATATGGCTCTGATCATAATCGAAGGCATCGATCGTTCGGGCAAGAGTACGCTTGCGAAAGCATATGAGGCCCAAGGCTACCGCTACATTCATTTCTCCGCTCCTGATAAAAAATACTACCAGCCAGGCTACACTGGGCCATCATATCTTGACGATATGATCGATACCCTAGTGTCATTGTCTGGGCAAGATGTCGTACTAGACAGATCGCACTACGGTGAGTGCGTGTGGCCTTACGTATACCGGCGAAATCCGCTACTCTCAGACGACGATCTAGAGATCCTTCGCGAGATCGAGCAGCAGAACGACGTCACCCGCATCCTGATGTACGATGACAACATCGAGGCGCACTGGAAAAGGTGCGTCGACAACAACGAGCCCCTGACGCGAACAGACTTTGATTCTGCCATTCAGCTCTACGATGCGCTTGCCTATAAGTACGGTTTCGTAAAACTGACTAAGCAAGACATCGCCCCGATACTCAATGAAGCCAAGACGTCAACACCCGAGAAGGTAGAAGATATGGCACAGGCACAGGAAAAACTTCCAGAGTCAAACGTCGTGAAGATAGACACTACATCCAAGCTAACGCCAGAGCAGCTCAAGCTGCAGCAAGCCAACGCGATCAACGATATCCTGTCGTCAAGGATCATCAAGCGCAAGGGCAACGAGTACGAGATCATCGAGAACAAGATCAGAGAGTTCTTGAACGTAGAGCTGGCCCAGCTGCTGGGTACCGGCAGATCCGTTCCTCAGCTGTCTACAGAAGACATCGCCATACTTAAGGCACTAGCAGACCGAGTCCGCGAGAAGCGAGCTTGATCAACATAAACCGGGAGGCATGATGAGAATTATGGACCACAAGAACAAGAAACGAGTAGTGAGCACCTCGGAGAGACTCGAAGCCCTCGAGAAAGAGGCCACGAACCTTTCCTTGGCCATCAGAGTAAATCAGGCGCTGATGAAGCAGCTGATGGAGCAGCTCCGCCCGATGCAGGACGATCTTACCCGCTTCTACGGGGCGCTGAACGACACCCAGTACAAGCTAAACGCGATCGTCTCTACGCTGAACGTAGACAAGACCCTACTAGCAAAAGAGGCAGACAGGTTCAAGCTCGAGGACTGGCAGTCGGCGTCGGACCGAGACGACACCGCTCGCGGACTGGAAGCCGCCACGGTCGTGTCCTCTCCTGAGGACATCGTCATCATCACGTCGACGACGCCCGACGAGCCCGAAGACAGAGGCATCTTCAGGTCAAAGACCGCGCTGAGCGAGATCTCTAACAAGGACATCGTGGACGGTTTCCTGGGCAAGTCCGTCGGCCACACGGTCGAGACGAGCATCAACGGATCACGCCACATCGTAGAGCTTATCGGTGTCAGGTCGGCACCTAAGGCAACAACCCAGCAAGCAGAGGCACAGTGATGAAAGTAGATCTAAAAGTTTTACTGCGATACGCGTCGGCGACGATCCTGGCCCTGGTGGTCGGGTTCCTGCTAGGAGACGAGGTCCTTAACCGATTAGACCGCCACGTCTACCGCGACCGCTGCGTAGACATGCACGTTCAGACCATGGGTGCAGAAGCCCTGCCGCTGATCGAGATGAAGTGCCACCAGCTCTTTCCCTGATAGGCTTCAAAGATGTCTGACGAAGAGAACCTCTTCAACCTAGACGACTACCGACGCATATGGTGCGTCGGTTTTCTCGAATGCCGATCCTGCCGCCATCAGCAGATAACAATATGGAAAACAG